CCCGGAGAAGCTGGCCAACAAGCTCGAAGTGCTTCACCTCCTGATCGAGCGCTACATCGATGGCGAGCGGGAGCGCAAGCAGACCGACCTCTTCGACGATGCCCCGGGAGAGACCGTAAGCATCAACGGCGCCCCGCCCATCCCCGTTGGCTCCATCGCGAAGATGGCCAAAGCCATGAAGGCGGCCGCATCATGAAGCGCCTCGGCACGCCCTCGGGACGGCTCCTGATCCACCTCCTGGGCGGCCCCGCCCTGGGGGCTCCCCTCCTCCATCCACCGGTCGAACTGCCCACGGCCTACGCCTGGGCAAACGGCCGGCAGGCCATCCCGCACGACCGGCTCGAGCAGCTGGCCAAGCTTCAGAAAGGACGGCGCCCATGAATCACTTGCGCCTCGCCATTGCCCAATGGCTTTGCCCCGACCTTCGCGATCCCGCCAAGGTTCTCTCCCAGCGAAACGAAGCTGTCGGACTGCTCGCCGTGATCTACGACTGGACTGACCACAAACACACACCCTGGGCCCGTCGCACGAAGATCCTCTTGGAAGACGTCCTCGGAAGCGAAGAGGCCAAGTTGAAAGGGCGCACCCCATGAGGGTCCAGACCGAGCTTCGACGAACCGCCGTGCGAAACCTGGCAGTCCTGCACCAGGAAGCCACGCCCGCAGCCGTGCGGCAGGAGATCGAGCGCCTGGAGCGCGCTGACCGTCTGGCCGGGTGCCTGTTCGACCTGAGGCCGTGCCCAGCATGAGCCGTGCGGATGGCATCCTCCACCTGGTCCTCAACGCCCTTCCCTGGGACGAGATCGCCGCCGGCCGCAAGCCGGTGGAATACCGGGACATGCACTGGCAGGGCCGCATCTCCGCCGGAGGGTACACCCACGTCAGGCTCCAGCGCGGATTCCAAAGGGTCGACGGGAAAGTGCCGACTCTCCTCTTCGAGATCGATCGCACCGACATCGGACCGGCCGACCCGCGCTGGACCTACGGGATCGTGAAGGGTGGGCCGTTTCTCCGGATCTGGCTGGGGACGAGGCTGTGACCGCGCAGCTCGACATCTTCGCAGCGGCTGCCGAGGAAGACTCGATCCCTGACACCACCTGGCCACCCCACTACGGCCCCGTGAATAGATGGAGCTGGAATCCTTGCCTTGGTCCGCACCCAACCTGGGAAGCGTTTGTTGAATGCTGGACCGAAGAAGATTCGATCGACGTCTACGAGGACAAGCGTGGATACAAGGCCTCCGTGCGAATTTCCAAGGACGCTTCGACCGGCCTGTGGATCGGCTACTACCGAGTGAACTACCGATACGGTGGGATCAGCGGTGCGCCCACATACTCCCCTGCGGCCTATCATACAAGGGAGTCGTGCATCGCCGCATGGACGGAGCGTGCGATGCAGCTCGTGCGGGAATACCAACGGGACCCAACAACAACCGACATCTCGATTGAGGATGACGAGGAATGACCACCCGCACCATCCGCCGACACGGTGCCGGGGGCGTGGTCCATGTACGCCAGGTCCGGGTACAGCAGCCCGCCCCGCCCGAGTGCGCCTGGTGCCGCTCGGAGGACCGGGTGCAGCTGGTGGGCATCGTGGACCGAACACGCCCCGGCCCCTGGGACCACCGCCACGAGACGACCGTGGCAACTTGCCCCGAGCACCTGTGGCTGACCTTCGCGATCAACCGCGGGGAACTACACGGGCCTTGGGGGTGAACCCGTTCCTAGATTCGCCAGATGGCCAAAAAGTCATCCAAGATGCAGCAGTTCCCCTGCCCTCTATGCGGAGGGCTGAGCCCAGCCCGAAAGTCATGGTGCCCCGAATGCAACGGCTTCGGCAGAGTCGAGAGGCCAAAGAACTTCGACATCTACGCCAAGCACGGCATCAAGGTTGAAGAATTCTCAGCGCTGAAAGGCACGATCGAGGTCAACACCCTACCGGATGGGAAGCAAGTCATCAGGCTGGGACTCCCTGCTGGCTACCATTGCCGTGAAGATGGCAAGGACCACGTCGAAATCCTTGTCCAAGCCGAGGACGTCCTGAAGGTGAACACAGGATCAAAGTTCGCTGAGACCGTCGCACACGCACTTTGGTGGTACGTGGCACGAGCATCCTGAAAAGGATTACTTTGTCGCTTGTTCCCAACACCAAGGAGTAAAGCATGATCTACTTGCAGCGTGCCTTCATCGTTTTCATTGCTCTCTTGGCTGTTGCCCACTGCGTGTTGCTCCAAGCAGCTGGTGCATCGAGCTCCACCCTCTTGTGGGCCGCAAGCATCTATGCAGGCGCAGCCGTACTTGGTGGCTTCGGCGCGATCAAGCAACAGTTCGACCTCTGAGGTCCTACGTGCGCCACCTCATAGCTGTTCTAGTTCTGGCCCTGCTTTCGGCCCCCGTCGTCGATGCCAAGAAGCGACAGGCAAGCACTGAGCAGACGGCACCCCAAGGGCAGACCGTCATCTTCAACACGAAGAGCGGCAAGATCCACCGCCATGGGTGCAGCGCCGCCAACCGCTGCACGGTCAACTGCGTTGAGACTTCACTGGCCGATGCTCTCGCAAGCGGCGGAGTGAACTGCAGGATCTGCGGGGGTGCTGCCCGGTGAAGACTTTCATCCAACCTGCAACTGCTGCTACTGAGGCAGTCACAACATCAGCTACACATCCAAGCAGGCTCTTCAAAAAAATGCTCTTCTTCTTTGCAAAGGTGGCCGATGCAGTCTGAAGAGAGTATAGTTTTAGCTAAACTTGCTAAAGAAAAACGCTTCGAGTCTGTGCGCTCAGGAACTGTCCATCAGATCTGGGCATGCGCAGATAGGCGAGGGAAGATACAACTCAAAGAATTTATCAAATGCCTATCTAGTGACAATATCGCCAAGTCTTTTCGACTATTTGATATGATCTGTGATAATGGGCTCCCAAAGTCCGACGAGAAATTCAAAATACTTGATGCGCCAGTTTTCGAATTAAAGCTATGGGGAATCAGATACATCGGTTTCCCATTCGGAAGAAACCTCGTACTCACAAATGGACTTGAAAAAAAAACAAGCAAATCAAGCAAAGCAATACAATCAGAAGTAGCCTCAGCGCATAGCATCAGAGAAGAACTATTAACGTTCACAAAAAAGGCGAAAAAATGACCAGCAAAAGCACTCTGCACGACGACAGCTTCGCTGCTCTTTTTGATAAAGCAAGAGATAATTTCGAATATCACATGGAGGGTTATCGCTACGATATTTCGGAGCAGATTTTCCAAGCATTCGAAAAATCTGGAATCACCCGCGCAGACTTTGCAAAAAAAATGAATGTTAGCAAGGGGCGAATCTCTCAAATACTCGGCGGAACTAGCAACTACACTCTTGAAAGTCTTATTAGGATTTCGGAAATCCTTGATTACGATCTGAAGCTCTTCATCCGGCCTAGCAAGAGAGAGCAGTGCACTGGCTTCACTGACACACTTGAATATTCCATGGGCAATGAAACCCGAAGGAATAGCGCCATTGAAATACCGCAGCAGTCGACCGCAAAGACAGAGTCTTCCTACCTATACTTTGTGATGGATATCAAAAATGCTTTCTCCCCTGCAACTTAAACACCACGCAATTCAAAGCGTTTCCATCGAAGAAAACGAAAAGTGTGACGATCAATTCGGCAAGTTATGGATTCCAGAAGAACCCAACGTCAATGTTGGCATAGCATTCCAAGCCAACGACCCATACACATCCAGAATCATACTAACAATCAACGGCATATACGAGGAGGATTTCGCATGGAAATTCTCCATAAAACTAACTGGCTATTTTGAATTTACAGATAAAACAACCGATACAATTAAAGCGCAAAAGTTAAGTGCCGTAAATGGCTCAACAATGCTATACGGCATTGCTCGCGACATCCTCTACGGATTAACTACAAGAGGACAAAAGCCAACCATCAATCTACCTTCAATGAATTTCATGGAGGTAGCCGATCGCATTAACGAGGCGAATACCAAAAAGATTGAGCCTAAGCAAAAAGCAAAGAGCACACTTAGAACTCGCAAGAAGCCGGAATAAAAATTGCCCCATCAGATTCCATCTGGCGGGGCTTATCATTTACAACAGCGATGCGCCTTATATATCCCGGCCACAAGTCAGCAATCACCCACCTCTGAAGTTGAAACCAATGCGAAGCCCAACACCGGGCCGCGTCCCATCCCTGCGCACATATCCCTCTGCACCCACCGAAAGCCTTCCTTGGCGCCAATCCAGGCCCACGCCCGGACGTAGCGCCTCTCCGTCCGCCTGGAGCACACCAGAGACGGTCCATGTTGTGCCCCCGCTCGAGGGGGCGGGCATATCACCCAGGGACCGCTGGCACAGCACCAGGGCCTCGCTGTAGGACTTCCTGCGCTCACGCTCCACAAGCACCTCGCCGCTCGCGCTGTCCCGGTCGTGCCGGCACTGCGCCAGGCTGTCGGCCGTCTCGCGGATGACGACCACGGGCACCCTCACCCACGCGGTGTCGTGGATGACCCGGGTCGCCCCGGGGAGCCGCACCACCACCGACTCGGGGGGCGCCGTCGCGATCCAGGCCCGGAGGCTGTCCAGCTGGTGCCGGAGTTGGAGCCGCTCGACAGAATCCTGCACCGCCACGACGCGTCCGGTGTCCACCACAGGAGAAGCGCCACCAAAGACCGGCCGGCCGTGGTCGGTGCAGGAAAGAAGAAGGCAACCCAGAGCGGCGCCCAGCAGCACGCCCAGGACAGCCACCCAGGCCAAGGTGCGCGTGGTCGGGCTCATGCCCTGCGCCTCGCCAGGAAATAGGAGGAGAGCCAGGCGCCCAGCGCGCCGCAACCGCCGGTCACCAGCATTGCCAAGGCTGGATCGAGCGGGTTCTCCAGTACCTGGGCCAGCCACACCAGGATGGCGCCAAGCATGCCGCCAACCGCGCCCCCGGGGAATCCCTCGTTGCCGCTCTGCACTCCGACCTCGTGCGGTGTGACGGGCGTGTCTGCGTTGGAATCAAGCGGCATGGAGTTCCTCGTGGAAGTTGGTGAAGGCCAGGCACCGCGCATCACCCTTGCGGGCTGCATTGGTACTGCCGTGGCAGGTCGTGCAGGTGATGATGCCCGTCGGGCTGTGCGCCGGAGAGCGCACCCAGATGAAGCCCTCAGGGAGGAGGATGTCGCGCTCGTCTGAGTGGATGCTCACAGGACGTTCTCGGGCTTTGGCGTGAAGCCAGCAGCGACCCAGCTTTCCACGTCGAAGTTCGGGCAAAGCTTGATCCACTCGCCTGGCTCGATCTTGCCGTTGTGGTTGAGGTCTGGCGAGTAGTCCCGATGGCCCAACACCTTGGCACCGGGGTAGGTGCGCCGAAGATTCTTCACCACGGTCGCAAGTGTGGCCCAGGCCTTGGAAGTGAATGCCTTCGTACCGATCATGCAGACGCCGATCGTGTCGGCATTGTGGCCCTCAACGTGGGCGCCCACCTGGGCCTCGGGACGACCTGCCACGAGGGCTCCGTCCGGCTCCACGATCCAGTGGTAGCCGATGGTTCGAAACCCACGCGCCTGGTGTTCACGCACGAGGTCCTCGCGGGACTTTGCGATTCCGTCCTTGGAGGCGCTGCAGTGGATGACGATCCCGGTGATTGCCCTCACTTCCCCACCCCAGCCAGCTTGATGGCTTCCGCCATGATCGAGACCACAAGTCCTTTGCCCATGAACAGCAAGGCGAGCGCCGTGAGGGTTGCGCTGACCGTTCGGACCGATGAGTCCAGGGCGGCCGAAAGGACCCCGCGATTCTGGGACGCCTTCAGCTCGACGATCTGGGCATCGTGCTTCCGGAGCGTATCCAGAACGCATCCCCGTTCCGGCGTCGACACCATCAGGCAGTCGCGCACCTGCTTGACCATCTCGGTCAAATCGTGAAAGTCCTCACGGGAAACGTCCGAAGGCGCCACTGCTCACCCCTCCCAGGCCAGGAGCGCCATGAAGACCTCGGCCTCCTCGATGCTCAGATCCTCGGGCACCAGGAGAGCGTCCACGGTGTGCGAGTCGATCTCCACCTCCTCGGACAGCCAGTCCCGAAAGGCGCGGTCCTGCACCTCGAGAGCAGCCTTGGCTTCGGAGTGTTCGGCTTCGTAGGCGGTCAGCGCGGCACGGTAGGCCGCCGGGTCAGCCAGCTTGACGCCGTTGCCCTGCTGGATGGGCTGGCCGGCCTCGTCCTTGGCGGCGTGATCAATGCCCAAGGCCTCACGGCCACGGATGAACTCCAGCACCTCGGGCGTGTAGGCATCTGCACGATGCGCCTCGATCTCGCGTGCGATGCGCTTGAGCTGAATGCGTCCCTTGGCCAGGGCATAGGCAAGCTTCTGGGGGTAGCTCTTTCCCGCGTCCAGGACAGCCAGGGCGCCGGCGACTTCGGCCCGAATCATGCCGAGGCCTGCGGGAGGGCTGCGGCGGACTCGGCCACGATCTCGGCAGGGATTTCGCCCCGATTGAGCAGACGCCAGAAGGCCTGCTGGGCGCGATCGTTTGCAATGCCCTGGACGTTCTGCCCCAGAGCCATCCGCTCGGAAAGGAGCGTGGGGACGGTCTTGCCCTCCTGCTTGGCAGCATGCTCCACAAGTGGGAGCAGAGCGTCAGGAACATTGATTTGGGTCGTGATTGTGGCCATGGGCCCTCCTGGGTGGGTTGGATGTCTCCCACCAAGATGAGGGTGCCAGGATGACAGGATTTGTCCCGAATTACCTCATGATCCCTCGAACCAATTGGTACCATCCGACCAGTAGGTCTTTGTCCCGGTCACCGTCTGGCCAGCAACCCCTCCACCGCCGTTCTTTGGATAAAGAGTCCCTGACTGCACAAGCACTGTCGTCGGGGTGTTGGGGTTGTTCCCGATGTTCCCGACGAATACGACGAACCCTCCAATCGCCACAGTCGGGAGCTTGACGTAGGTAGCCACTCCGGCTTGGCCTTGGATGATGTTGATCCCATAGATGGCGACTGGCGCGGCACCTGATGTCGACGACGCAGAGAGAGTCGTCTTCTGAAAGGTTGCTCCCGAATTTCCGATGGCCAGCTTGTCGACAGTCAAGGAGTATCCGGATGGAATGCTCGCATTGTTGTTGATCGTGAGAGGGACGTTGATCTGTGCAGACAAGCCACCAAAAAACGCGATGTCCGTCCAGGTGTTGATGCCGGCATTGTTGTTCCGAATATGGACGCCCTTGCTCGTGGCCGCATTGAGATAGAGCTCGCCGTCGGCGCTGTGGAGCATCCCATAGGTGGTGCCCCCGTACATCGCCGAGTTGGACAGTTCTGCGAGCATTGTACCGAGTGCCCATTGTCCGAGCTTCCAATTTCCGAACACTCCCAGATTTACGCCCACGACCGTACCTGTCGCGGTAACGCTGGCCGCAGTCACTCCTCCGGAGAACGCCGCACTGGTTCCGTTGAACGGCACGTATGCAGTAATCGAGTCATCCTGAATGATCATCCGGTTCTGACGAACATTGCTGGCGTCAGTCGTCTGAAAGTTCAGCTGGTTGGCGGCACTGAGGTACGTCTCTACGTTGTCCTTCGCCCACAGAATCGCAAAGTTCTGCCCGGTAGGAGTAACCCCGGAGGGCCAGAAGCCTTCGTACGCCGAGTTGGTGGGATAGTCCTGGAACTTGAAAGGGACGCTGGTGATCGTGCTCCACGCCTGTGTGTGGGACTCCGGCGTGAACGTACCGGGTACCCCTGTCAGGTTTCCCCAGGGGACCGTACCCGTGACCAAGGCACCTGCGGCGGTCCACTTCAGCCGCCAGCCTCCATTGTCGTAGAAACCGAAGTCTGAGGAGGCCCCTCCTGAAATCAACAACCGGCGTCGGTCTGGATCAGACCATTCAATACCGTGCCAGCTACCTACGATTGTGGCACCCAACTTAATGTTGCCGTGCGCTTGAGGCTGAGTGACCTCCGCGAGACCAGTAGGCACCCCGGTCAGTCCGGATATCCAGGCGTGCGTGTGTGCGGTTGGCGTGCGGGCATCAGATAGCCTTGAGTCGTTGCCTTGGCAGACAGTCCCCGCAGTGGTGCCGTAGCTGATGACTCCGGAAATGTCGGCCCAGGCCATCGCGCTCGCGGTCCAGGTGTCCGCAGCGGTGCGCCGGACGAATCCGGTGGTGGCCAGATTGGAAATCGCCGTGAGGTCCGCATCGAGCGGCTGGTACACCCCGGCGTGGTTGTGCTCATTCCGGGTGCCAGTCAGATTCCCCGTGTGCCAGATCGTCTTCCACGGGTACCACGTCCCGTTGTCTCCCTTCCGCCGCCACCACAGGCTGTTCGAATCCGAGCCGTAGGAGTCGGACGCGATCTGCATGGAACCGCCATTGTACCGCCCCAGCGTCTGCACGAAGGCGTAGTCGCCCGGACGGTTCGCTGCCGTGTTCTGGGTGTACCCGCTCTGGAGGTTCGTGAGCGTGTTCGGATCAACCGTCCCAGCCATATTTGCGATCGTGCTCTCGAGAGCGTAGTAGCTCGGAAGCTGGCCGCCAAGTTTCGCGGAATCGGCGGAGGATCCGGAGATCGCGATCGGCCAGGTGGAACCGAAGTCTGTCGAGTCAACCTGCAAGCGCAGCGCAGCACCGGCTGACCATCCGATATAAAGCTTGTTCGTGGTCTGGGAAGTACCACCTCCCTGCTGCACCGGCGTGAAGCCGAGACTCGCCTGCTTCCCGGCCAAGGCATCAGTGATCCACCCGCTTGCCGAGTCCACCACGCTCTGCGGATGCGTGGCTGGGTGAGTGTAGGGGGCGACCCAGGAACGCGCACCTGCGCTGGTGCTGGAGAGGAGGTAGCCGCTGGATCCGGGATTGCCCAGGGCAGCTTCCTTCCCTGCCAGCGCCGTCGTCAGCCCAGAGACATCCGCCTGCGGGATGGCCGAGACCACCGACCACGCCCCCGCCCCGGTGCGCTTGGCATAACCCGTGGACGACAAGCCGTCCAGGGCGGAGAGCTCGGCCGAGATGGGCTGGTAGGTGCTCGGGAGCGCGGCTTCCAGGGCAAGCACCTCAGCCGTCACCGCGGCCACTCCCGTGTCGATGTACTGGACATTCGCTGCGGAGAGGTCCGGGGAATCGGCGTAGTCGGTCCAGGTCTTGGCGATGTAGGCGGCTAGGCTCATGCGGGGATCTCCACGGAATAGACGGTCACGGCGGCCGGGTCCTCGGTGGGGCACGGGAAACGCCAGTAGCAGGTGCGGCCCTCACTGCCCGGAGGCAGGGGCCACTGGAAAGCGTCATTGGTCACGGCGCCCACCCGGGACAAGATCGGGTGCGGGCCGCAGGTGGTGCCATAGAGGCCACGCCGTAGGACGGAGCACTGGGCCACCTGCCCGTCGTCGCTCTCGGTCGCGTAGGCCATCAGCTCGCCATCCACCCACAGCAGGGCGCCGGGGTTGCCTGCCAGGTAGTCGTTCCACATCGGCCAGGGCGGCACGATGCTCTCGCCAAAGTCGGCCAAGCCGTAGTCTGCCACGCCCACGCGCAGGCCAGGATGCACCCTCTGCCCAGGGCGCACGCGCAGCCGGTCCATCGCCTGGATCAAGTGCCCCGTGGGAGACTGCTTGGCGCACGTCCCGACCGACTCCCAGGTGATGCCGTCCCAGCTCTGCTGCACGGAGCACCCACGCCATCCGACACCGCCCGAGAGCAGGATCCACACCTGGAGCAGGCCGCCGATCAGGGCCACGAAGATGATCGGCAGGTTCACGGGGCTGGCAACGGTGATGCCCCCGGAGGTTCCCGCGCCCGAGGCTCCCGGAGGTGCGATGGCGGAGGAGGACACCACCACGTCCTCGGCTTCCATCTCGATCCAGTCGGCAGGGGCTTCGCTCTTGCGCAGGATCCGCACCGGCCGGGAGGGGATCAGCCCATCCCCGATGGTCACGATGTCCCCCGGCTCCAGGAGCATGTACCGCTGGCTCACAGCAAAGGAGTACGTGCGCCCGGTTCGCTGGTGGTGTCGCAGGCGCAGCCAGGCGCAGGTCATGGCCACCTGGGCGTTGGTGATCCAGTTCCAGTCGCAGGGGGATGCCTCGATCACGCCCATGCGCGAGGCCGCTCCCTCGTCCTGGATCGTGGTCGGCTCGTCGGAGTAGTTGCGGGCCCGGTTCTTCCACGTGACGGTGAGGCGGTTCCAGCGTTCATCGGCGCCGATCACCTCCACGGAGATGCCGTCCCGCAGGTGCCCGGCCGGGATGACCATGCAGGGCGCCGCGTGCTCGGGCTTGGGCGTGTAGGTCACCCCGTTTGCCGTGATGGTGGCCGTCTCCCGCACCAAGACCTTGATGAGGCCTTCGGAGCGATAGGGCACGGAGTTGGCACTCTCCAGGATGTCGCAGACCAGTGGCCACGCCGCCTGCTGGCTGGTCAAGAGCAGGGAGAAGCGAATCCCCATGGCGGTGCAGTAGTTGTCGAAGATGGCCCAGGTCACCGGGTCGAAGGTGAGATCGCGGAGGTTGAGGCCGCGCACCGGGTCGCCAGTGAGGAGACGCTTGCAGATCACCGAGGGGAGGAGGTCGCCGCTTCCGTTGGTCGTCACGATCTCCCGGATGCCGCACTCCGGGGTGCTGTTCGGGAGGCTCGCGTCGTTCTCCTCGTTCTCGCGCCAGATCCCCAGGGCCATGCCATTGAGGGCTTGGAACTGGTAGCCCACCGAGTTGTTGCCGCCCGAGCTGGGAGCGTAGGTCAGCCACGGCGTCACGGCCTTGGTGGACGTGCTCACGGCGCGCACCTCGAGCGAGGGGCTGGACCAGCATTCCCAGAAGGTGCCCTTCACCACCGAGGCCGGCTTCCCGTAGGCGACGAAGATCTGGCCGTTCCCGTTGTGGAAGGCGTTGGCAAGAAGCCCCGGTGCGGTAGTCGTGGTCAGCTCGGTGCGGGCGGCGTCCCAGGTGATCGAGCTTGCGCCAATGGTCCCCCAGGCGATGCGCCAGGCGCCCCACGGGAGGCGGTCGGGATAGGTCAGCGGCGTGCACTTGGCATCGTTGGCTCCCTCGTTCCCGGGAGCGTAGGCAAGGCCGCCATATCCCCAGTATGCGGTATTGGGGTACCACAGCGGGGCGTGGTTGTAGAGGACCGCGAAGGTGGTGGCCGTGAGGCCCATGATCTGGGTGCTGCCCTCGTTGCGGTAGTCGTACCCGTCGTTCGGCACCCACCCGAGGGAGACGCCGGCATACCCGTTGAGGTTGAGCCACGGCAGGGAGACGACGTTGGAGTGCGGCTCGGTGTCGCCGGAGACCAGGTTGAAGGCGGCCGCGGGGAGATCCCACCGCACCAGGGTGTCGGCCTTGATGGGGACGGCGAAGAGCTGGCATTGGGCCGTGCCGACTGGGACGTAGACGCAGGAGAGGATTGCCTTCCCGGAACCGAGAGGGAAGATGGAGGGGGCGCGAACGAGATTACTTTCCATCGCCCCGGTAAGCAGTGCATTTGAATCCGCAATGCACAATTCGCCTTTTCTGCCCGGCCCAGGGAAAAGCGTTCTATCCGTCAGATCAGGAATCACCCACACTGTTGTCGAGATTGCAGTGGACGGTAAATATCCAACAACCACGCCAACTGTCTGATTCAGGTGCGGTCGAGGATTCGCAATCTGATTCCGCTTCTGGCAGGAGACCCAAACCTCCCCGCTGGAATGCAGGGCGATTTGCAATCGCTGGACTCCGGCTGCATTCGCCTTCGTCTGAGGTACCAGGCTTTGCCCGAAGGTCCATGTCGTGCCGCTGTCCGTGCTCCAGGCGTGAACGATCTGCACCGGCTCCGAGGCCTGATCCAGGCGGGACCAGACCACATGCACCAGATTGCCCACCGCCGCGATGCGAGGCTGAGGGACAGCACCGGAGGCCGGTAGGTAGGAAGCATTCACCGAGGCGCTGCACACGGTCACAGGAGCCGACCACGCCCCCGTCCCGGTGCGAGACATCAGGACTATCGTGCTGGTCTGTGCACTCCACGCCAGCAGGTAAGTCTTGGCCGTGGCCCCGCTCCCGGTGACGCATGCCGCCATGTCGGTGGCGATCTTCGGTTGCCCCGCCACCGTCTCCCCGGTGTCGTTGTTCTGGGTGAAGGGGACGGGGAAGATGTAGTTGCCATCCGCGCCCGAGAGCGTGAGGTCCGAGGAACCCTCGAAGGAAAGGCTTCCGGGCGAAGAGGTCGTATCGTTCGGAGCCGTCACGCCCACCCACGGGAAAGGGTCGGTCGCGTGCGCCTTGGCGGAGTCCGTGGCGCCCATGTCGACCGTCTGGCCCTTGTCGGCAAACTGCTTGCCGATGGACTTGAGCGGCCCCTCGCACATGCCGTACCGGATCGCCTTCGGGGAGCTCACACTCAACCCTGCCTTGGAGGCTGTCCGCTCGTCCCAGATGACGGTGGTCGGGACTCTGTGCTGCCCGATCAGGAGCGGGACCGGCGTCCCATAGGCGGCGGTCGTGACCGGGCGGTAGAAGTCGCTGGCCCGGCGGGATTCTGGGATGGCGGTCGGGCGCTGGGCACGGCGTGAAAGGTCCATGCCCCGAAGATGATCCCCCTACGCGCGCGCGGGGAGTCCTGAATTAGGGAGCTTTGCAGTAGACTTGGATGGTATCGACGGAATATTTCCCCGATCCCTGGGCGGCGATCATGTATTTAATGTTGTTTTTCCCTGCACATCCGACTTTGACAGTCGAATCTCCTGACGCATTGTGCTGGAAAATAATCGTAGTCGAACCGTCAACTATGGAATACAAAGAATCTCCGATTCCTGATCCAGCGATATTCACACTTTCCTTATACCACCACTGTACCTTCACGGTGGGTGAATCCACCGGAGCGGCCTTGGTCCCGGTGAGCACGGTCACGGAAAGGCGGGGCGCATCCGGAGGGCCGGGAATGGTATCCGTGGGCGCGGTCGTGGCGGTGTCGTCGCAGGCGACCAGGGCAAAGGCGAGGGCGAAGAGGGCGAGTAGGTGGCGCATGGGGTTCCTTTACTTCGCAGTGACGATTGTTACGACGATCCCAGCCAATACCAATGCGGTCTGCAACCACAATGCCGTGGCGATATTGTTCTGAGCACGAGCGGCTGATTCCTGCGCCTTCACAGAACGCTCTTCCAGCGATTCATTCTGCACTTCCGAAGATCCGGAACTGCGCGGGATATTCGGGTATCTCGCTGGCACCTTTTCAACGGCAGGTGATTTCACATCCTTGGAATCCATCTGGTAGATTCTTCCGGCACGAATCTCATTCAGGCATTCGCTCTGGGCAGGCTCGACAAGGTTGTAGCACTCCTGGCGATTCCTGATTTCGACAGGTTCGGCAGAGGCAAGTCCGGCGGCAAGGGCAAGGAACATGGACAGGCGCATGGTGGGCTCCGGTGGGTGGTCCCCCAAGTCTACATCCTGGGGGTGCGTGGTGCAAACTCAGACCCGCCTTTGCCAGACGCCCGGATCGGTCCCCCGCTCCCATCCCAATTGACGGAGGGCGCGAGCCGCCTCAGCCTGGTCGAAGCCGGTCACGCCCTTCGGATCACGCCGCATGGCCCCGATGCAGACCTCCCGCGTCGTGGTCTGCCACCACAGGCCGTCTTCCGACTTCCGCAGGTTCGAGGCCGTGAGCCAAGGGAGGATCTGCTCCAGGCGCGTGTGCCCCCGGCTGGAGATCACCGGAGCCTCGGAGGACGCGAACGGATTGAACTCCTCTCCGGTCCTCGCCTTCTCGAATCGGGACTCAGCATCCCGAAGCCGAACCATCACCCCGGCCAGCTCCCGAAGCGCGTCTGCCTTGTCGTCCAGGGCTGAGGCCATGCCCGCCAACTGCCCCGGCTCCAGGCTGAGGTAGTCGATCTCCTTCGGCTTGCTCCCCAGCTCAGCTTCGCGGGTGCGCACGGCGAAGTAGTGCTGCGCGGCGGCGATCTCGGTCTTGTTGGGGTCTCCGTTCATGGCCACGAGGTAAGCTGCGTACCGGGAGAGGTGTACATCGGCGTGGATCTGCTTCGCTCCATCGCCATGCACAACCTCCTTGCCAGCATTGGCAAAGAGGTCATCCAGCCCGGAAACACCAGAATTTCGCGCAGAAGCCTTGGCGCGGAGGATGACGTCGTGGAAGCGCCTCCACTGGACGTATCCAAGAGCGGCTTGAAGGTCTCGGGCGCTCCAGTACTCGGAGCCGTCCTCCCTGGTCAGGCGCAGGGCATCAAAAGGGCTCTCTTGGGTGGCGGTCTGCTCGATCAAGTCATTCATGCTCTACCTCAACGAAAAAGCTCTGCACGAGGTACCGGGTAGAAGTCACCAACCTTGCGGCGGTGGACCGGATTCGTACAGAGCTGGTGGTCCCTGCAAGCAGGGACAGCCTCATTTCGTTGCACCCGGACTTCTACCTCCAAGCGCGTTCCCTGAAGGTACCTCCCGGCGCGGGGGAAGTCAAGCCTCCGCCATGCACCGTTCCCGGCTCAGCTCCCCCGCCCCGTGGACACTCTCCTCCGTCCCGCACAGGAGGCAGTACAGCACGGCGCCGGAGAGGCGGAACTCCACCCCTCCCACGATGCGCCGCTTCTGCTCCACGTCCGTGGTCAGGTAGACGATCTCCCCCAGCTCGAAGTCGGACATGAAGACGCTCATGCGCTCTCCGGCTCCGGCATGTCGGGGAAGCCGCCGAAGCCTGACTTGATGTCGCCTGGTGCGCCTCCCCACGTATCATTCCTGACATCCCAGGTCGCGCAGGCCATCGCACTTGTCTCCAAGTCCCCCTGCGTCAGGGTTTTGCTGCACGCCAGTTCTATGTGGGCTGTGGTGCAGCTCCATGACCAAGGAAGCGTGTCTGCGAGCTCGCAGGTGTAGCCATCGATCCGGTTGCCCAGCTGGAAGCGCATCCCCATCATAGGCCCATCCTGTGGGACGATGAAGGTCCATGGAAACGCATCTGCCGACTGGAACTGGATCCAGCCGGGATACGGAAAGCTCACCGCACTGCCCTGGATCTTCTTGTGCGTATTCGCCTTCCCTGAGACGATCCCATCTCCCCACAGCGTCTTCACCATGGGGCACCCCACGCCCTGGCTTGCCCCACTCGCGAACTCCCAACGACAGAGCGGGGAGAACAGGTTGCGGGGCACGCTCCCGCCACCCTGGATCAGGACATCGCACGCATCGAACTCCACCGACTGGCTGCTTGGCTTGGCCCCACGGATCACCCCATCGAAGACCCGCACCGGGTCGGGAGTCAGCACGCCGTAGCCCGCGCCGGCCGCCACAGGGGTGGCAGGAAGCTCCTGCACCACCGCCTGATCGATGGCCAGCCGGGAGCCGTCCAGCATGCCCAGGAGAGCCAGCTCCATCAGAGATGTGGCAAAGCTCCCGCTCCCGTCCTGCGCCGTTGCGAGGTAGATGGGGAGTGTACCCGCCACGCTCATGGAGATCTGGAGCACCTCAGCACCGAGGGAGCCTTGCAGGCTGCCCCGCTGGTAGGCGACTCCCTGAAGCGGCTGGTACACCTGACCGCCGTCCTTGGCCGTGGCACTGGTGCGCAGGGCGCGCGGCGCACTGGTCCACCGCACCGAGTCCTCGATCTCCTTGACCCCGATGAAGACGCCGTTCCCGTCGAACTGGTGACACCGCCCGCGTCGAATGGTGAGGGTCACTAGGTCCACGACCATGGCGCGTCCGGTCCCCAGCACGGCCTCCACGCCCGCCGCCGCGATCATTCGAACACCTGCTCAAGCTCGATGCCGTCACCCTCGAGCATCGCCCAGGCCAACCACTTGACCGAGAAAGAATCGGTGGCCAGCCGCACCCGGTAGGCGAACTCGAAGTCGGCCGTCACAGGAAGGCCTGACCCGGGCGCCGTGGCGAAGGTGGCGAGCGCCCCACCAGTGATGCCATCGAAGGCCGTGAAGTTGCAGGACTGTGCGCCTCCGGAGACCTTCCCGACCGGCGCGAAGTTGCGGGTATCAACCCACTGCACAGGCTCGGCCGCGCGGCCATATGGGAAGGTCTGCGTACCGAAGGGGCGCACCAGGGGGAAGACCTTCTGCACGCCGTCCCCGATGCCGATTTGCACCCCCGTGAGGCGGCAGAAAGCGCCCTTGCCGGCCTTGCTGATCTGGTAGGCATCCTCGGTGGGGCAGAACAGGAACGAGTCCTGCATGCCGCCCCTGGACATGAAGAACCCGGCCAGCGTCTTGAAGGCGGCAAGCTGGGCATCGTCGCGCAGCATCGGCAACTTGATCGACCACTTCCACCGCGGGGCCGCCCATAGGGAGACCCGGAACTCCGAACCACCCTGGCCCCGCTGAACCTGCGTCGACCACTGGGCCTCCCGGCTCTCGATCACCCAGGGAATCTCCCGGGACAGCCCGTCCAGGACTGGGAAGAATACGTTGCTCATGCGAAGGATACCCTCCCTTGGTTGTTGATGATCTTGACCAGAGCAGAGCCCTTCGACGCGATGGCGGCCAGGATGTCCTCAGGCAGCACCAGGGACGCGCTGTGATTCCCTCCCTTGCCGGCACCAGGCCCGCCCAGGGTCATCTCACCCTTCCGGATCCCCTCGGCAAAGGTGGCCGGCACGATGGTCTCGCCCTTGTGGATCTGGGCCACCATGTCCCGCGGGACGCTTGGGGTGCCCACGGCGAAGGAGGCCTGGATCGACTGCACGTCCGCGATGACGGTTGCGCCCTGCGCCGCCGCGCCGGCCATCAGGACCATGTTCTGAGGCCAACCCGCCTTCATGCCCTCGGCAATGCTCTGTTGCATGGCCAGCATGCTCTGGGCGATGGTGAAGGCCTTGGAGAGAGCGAACATGGCCTTGTAGGATGCGGACTGCTTTCCAAGCGACTGGTCCATGACGCTGGCCAGCGTGCCGAACGCCTGGGACATGGACTGGGTCATGGAGTGGTAAGCCTGCCGGGTGGACTCGGCAAGCTTCTTGTCGGCTTCCATCTTGTCGTGGAGGCGCTTTTTCTGCTCTGCCGCTTCCTTCTTGTCAGCTTCCTCCATCTCTTGCTTGATCTTAAGCTCACCTTTAGCCCAGACGGAGCGCTTCTCCTTCTCCTCCGCCTCCTTGATCCTCGCCATCTTGTCGGCATGGCCCTTGGCCTTCTCCCGCAGTTCTCGGTACTTCTCCTCGACCTGCGCCAACTCCTTGTCGCGGGCCACCATGGCGTTCGCGATACCTTGGGCGATCCCTTCCTTCTCCAGCTTGTCGAGTGCTGCGTTGGCTTGCTCCTGGGCGCGTGTCTCGGCATCCATCTTGTCCAGCGTGGCATCAATGGCCGCGCCTTCCTTGGCAGCCTTCTCCGCTGCCTTCTTCTCCTTGTCGCTCGGGCCTCCGCCGGTCTTCCCCTTCCCCTTCTTCTTGCCCGGGACATCGATCTCCTCTGGGTCTTCATAGACCGAAGCCATCTGCTTGCCGACTTCGACAAGCTCCGTGCGCGCCGTGTCAGCAACCTCGCCCATGGCCCCGCTCACACCTTGGGTCCACTCCTTTGCAGAGGACAACCCAGCGGCAAGGTTCTTCGTCCAGGAGTCCGGTAGGATGCTCCCGAACAGACCGTTGACCTTCTCGGCAAACCCGATGATCAGGGTCAGCGAGTCAACCAGTACCCGGCCAACCTCCGCCACCACCATGGGGAGCACCTGCTGGCCAAAGGCCTTGAACACGAGGAAGGCTTCACGGAAGATCTTCACCGTGGAGCTCACGACCCAGCCCAAGACCTGAGCCGCCGGCTTCATGTCGTTGAAGAACCCGGTCAGATCCTTGGTCGCGCCGGAGGCAGAGGGTAGGATCTGGTCCCCGAACTCCCGGAGCACGCCGCCCAGGCTGTCCTGCATGGTGGAGGCCAGACCCTCGAAGGTCTTGGACTGGGCGTCCATCATTCCGCTGTACTGCTCGAAGGACTTCTTGGCCACGTCCCACACCTCGGGCCCCTTCTTGCCTTCCTTCTGCAGCTTCTCGATCTCGGCACGGGTCTCACCCGACATGGCGCCCAGCTCCTGCAAGCGCGCCATGGCCTCTCCCACAGGACGGCCAGAATCCAGGCCATCGTAGAGGCGACCGAACCAAGTGGCCAACTCATCGAACGGTTGGCCGGTAGCCGCGGCCGTATCGCCCACCATCCGCAGGCCGTCACCCGTGGAGAGCGCCCCCTTGGTCAGGGTCTCCAGAACCTTCGAGGCCTTGGCCACCTCGGGAAGCTCGAAGGGCGTGGTGTCCGCGAACTTCACCAGCTCCTGCATGCGCTCCTTGGCCGCCCCGGTGGATCCCAGCAACACACCAAACTGCACCTGGAGCTTCTGCATTTCCGCAGAGGGACCCAGTGCCACCTTGATGGCCTGGCCAGCCAGCTCGACCGACTGCTTGATTCCGGAGATGGCAAGGCCCACCGTGCCGAAGCCAGCCATCATCCCGGATGCCGCCGGCTTGGACTGGCCCCCGATCTTGCCCACCGCCTCGGCCGTCTCCCCGGACGCGCGGGCGATCTCGCGCAGGGCAAGCGTCGACTGCATGAACCCCTGCTGGAGTTGCGCATTCGTCCGCTGGGCCTCCTGCACCAGGCGCTGGAGCGCGGCCTCCGACTGGCTCACACCGGAGTTCATCCCCGAGGCGTCGGCCGAGATCTTGACTCCCACGTTCATGTCGCTCACGCGCTCACCTCCCAGTTCTGCATGGTCTCGAAGACCACAGGGGACTGCATCCCGCCCATCTCTTCCAATGTCGCCTCAAGCCAAGCCTTTGCCTTGTCCGTCATTGGCACCGGCTCCGGCTTCGGGCCTTCGTCCGTCTTGACCCCCAGCCACGCGGCCACCATCTCGCGCAGCCACAACAACGAAACCGCCTGAGGCGGCGTACGCTCCCAGGCGGTGTAGAGGGCCGAAATGTCCGGAAGGGTCAGCCTCTCCACTTCGGAGCGAGGCCAACCCGACCGGGCGCACAGCCAGGCAATCAGGTCTCCGAGGAAGTCGCCTGCGACTGGTTCCCCGGAGCCGCTCCCCCCATGGCAAGTCCCGACAGCACCAGGATCTCGCCGGAAAGCTGGGTCGCCTCCGTGACGGTGAGGGTGTTGAGCAGAGTCTCCTTGGTGATGTCGGGGTGATGCTTGCGCAGCGCCCCATGTACCACGGCCACGCTTGCCCGGACGGCGGACTTGGTGTCGTTGCTCGCCTCGGCCAGCAGGTCGGCATACTCCTCGAGCCAGCCCACGGTGAGTGCCGACAGGGTGACGGACCCGATGCCCTCGATCTCTGCGTTCTTGCTCTTCTTGCTCATGCCAGGGTCTCCGACAGGCTGATGGAACCGATGGTGTGAAGGTCGGGCAGGGACAGGACCTTCACATCGAACTCGCGCTTGGCGAAGTCCTGCTTGGCCTCGAACAGGGGCAGGGACTTGCACACGCACCGGGGGAAGTTGTAGACCACGCTCTTGCCCGAGAACACGCCGATGCCGGTGATGCCGAAGTAGACGGCCTCCTGCACCATGGCGTTGATCAGGTTGAGCTTGTTGGCGTCGGTCGCCGCCGGCTTGAGGTAGGTCACCAGGGGCTTGGCTGAACCGAAGGCGGTCGCCTGGGCGGCCTGGAGCGTGATGGTCACGCCCGAGACGCTGTACTGGTCAGCGGCCGGGGCCGATGCCACCTGCTTCATGGCCACGCCCGTGAGGGGGTTGCGCACGCCAAGCACGGCAGTGGCTCCCGTTGCGGTCATGGTGCTGGTGGTGATGGTAAGCGGTGCCTCGACCACCGGGATGTCGGAAAGCGGCGTGGTACCATCCTGGTACTGGGACAGACCCAGGGCCAAGAGGAGTGCGATGTCGAGGCTCTTGAACTCGACCTTGCCTTCCACCTTGATGCCGGTGTTCGCGGCGTACTCGTCCATCTGGTACTGGCCGTTAGCGAACTTCTGCTCGATGGAGAACGGCCCGAGGGTACCGCCTTCCAGCATACCCACCGGGACCGACAGGCCCGAGGCGTTCTTGACGTAGCAGTAGCCGGGGCCGATTTGCAGGACGCCCATGTTCAGATCTCCTCAAGGATGGTGTGGATGGTCTTCTTCAGTCGCTCGGACTGGTTGCCCAGGATGCGCAGGGCCGTGCCGGTGCCGTCGTTGGCCACGTCGACAAGCCATGCGTCGATGGCCTGGTCGATGGCCGCTTCCTTCAGCAGGAGCGCGGGAGAGGTCGTGACAGTTTCCGTCACGGCGGGATCAGTATTGCCCATGGTTCAGCCCTTGTTCAGTTGGATGGTGATCTGGCTCCCCACGACTGGCCAGTAGCTGCCGTCGGTGGGGTCGATGGACTTGATGGAGGCGCGGAAAGGGCCTCCCAGGATAGGGGTGAGATCGCGGGCCGGGGTGAAGTACCTGCGGGCCGCTGCCAGCACCGCCGACTCCATAGCGCCCAGGGCATCCCAAGCGCCCTTGGCAGACAACTGCGCATCGCGGGGGCCGGTGCTCTGGGCACAGCACACGATGTCGAACTCCACCGAGGCGGGAAGCCAATCGAATCGCCACCCGGTAAGGGGCTGCGCTCCTTCCTGGCCTCGGCACAGGCGGATGCACGGAGCGGGAAGAGCAGGCGTGATGCCTTGCGCCACATCCACCACGGGCACGCCGCCTACGGTCTTGGAGACGATGGCAGAGACACCAGCATCGGCCTTGAGGAACGCCTCGAAGTCGTCCAGGAGGGCCGACCACGCGGAGGGCTTGTCGTACTGGTCAGCCACGGTAGAGCCTCGGGCAGAGGTTGGAAGGGGTCTGCGCGGCGTCCTCGGTGGTGCCGCTCCAGTCGGCAGCGCCCAGGGTCGGCAGAAGGGCGTTCTGCATGTCCTGGTAGGCCTTGAGCTTGATGGCGAAGGCGTCCTTGCCGTCCGACCCGAAGCCGTGCTGGTTCTGCCCCATCTCGCCCAGGCAGATGAAGATCGCCAGTTGGTAGACCGCCGCGCGCTTGGCCCGGTTGCCCAGGGTCGCGAGGATGTCCGCCTCGATTACGCCTACAGCTTCGGCCTGCTCGACGATCCACGCCTCCACATCCGCCAAGTAGGTTGGGGCGTATGGCTGCAGGAGGGCGTCGTGCAGGTCGGTGGAAACGAGGTGGCTCATGCCGTGGCCTCCCGAAGCGCGGTCTGCACCGCGTTGGTCATAAGGGTCTGGATCCTCTCCTCCTTGGCGCGCAGGGCGTCGTAGAGGAACGGATCAGCTTTGGTGCCGGGGTGCCAAACGCCCTTGGAAGAAGTGAAGCGCCCGGCTGGATTGACCCAGCGCAGGAGCTTCTTGTTCCTCGGGAAGATGGCGTGCGCCTTGGTCCCCTGGTGGATCATGGATGCCACCGGCTTGGATGGATCAAGGAAGACGCGCGCCTTGGCGGCATCACCTGCTTCCATCTCAGTCGTGACAGCACTGATCAGCGTGTTGGTCCTGCTGGTGAAGTTGTGCACCTTCTGCGCCTGGTCCTTGACCTCCTCGGCAGCGACCCGCACAGCGATGCGAAGGTGGCGGCGCGTGGCCTCCGGAGCTTTCGCGAACGCCCGCAGTAGCGAGGAGGCATCGACTTCCAGGCGCAGGTCCATCATGCGCCCTCGGCCTTGGGCGCTTCGGCCTTCACAGCTTTGTAGCCCTTGGCCTCCCAGTCCTTGACGGCATCGGGGGCCACTAGGGCGATGTCGTCGCCATCCTTGCCCTTCTGCAGCTTGACGGGTTCGATGAACTCGGGGGTGAATGCCATGTCGTTTCCTTTCAGTGAAGGTTGATCAGTTGGAAAGGGCCTGGCGCGTCCACATCGAGCGCACCGTACCGGCGCCCCACACAGCCTCGACCAGGTACTTCTCCTGGTAGGCCTCGACGTAGTGGGCCACGGAGAGGGTCAGGCCCGAGATCGAGTCGAAGATCGACACGCGTCCGCGGGCGCTGTCTCCGTCCTCCGGGAGCTCCGGAGCACGAGTGGCGAACGCGATTCCCGACTTCGCCAGCGAGAGGAGGCGAGTGCCTCCGTTGCCCACCGTGATGGCCTCGTTGTCGGCCACGTTCGCCACCAGCGGAGCGTTCAGGGTGAGCGTACTGCCCACCAAGCTCGCGACCACGTACTTCTGGGTGTGCCCCGCAAAGGTCACCACGTCGCCGCGCAGCATGGTGCCGGACCCGGTGTCGACAGCGATCACCTTGGAGCCGACGGCGTATCCGGCCGCATTGTTCACGAGGTAGCCCGTACCGGTGCCCTTGGTGTGGGTGTACCCCAGCTGCGTGAAGGGAAGACGCAGCCCCTGCAGAGGCAGCTTCTCGCCCGTGCGGAGGATCGAGTCCGTTCCGGCCATGTAGGTCTGGTTGTTGATGCCCAGTTTGCCCAGAGCGGCGTCGGTGGTGGTGTCGATGATCAGCGTGCGGCCGGAGCTGGGAGCGAGGCCATCGTCCAGCGACTTCTTCATATCGGCCGCAAAGTCTGCGTTGGAGCCGAAGGGGTTGGTCCCCTGGGTGCCCAGGGCGTAGCCCGCTCCCTTGATGCCCTCGGAGAGGATGTCGCCCCACATCTCGTTGATGCAGGCGCGCACCGCCTCCTGCACCTGTCCGTTGATGAACGAACCCTTCTGCTCTCCCATGCGCCGGCGGTCCTCTCCGGTGATGGTGAAGGGGAAGGCCCGCATCTTGGTCATGGTGACCTGCACCGACCCGGGAGTCAGATCGGAACCTCCGGGGGCATTCGCTCCCGGGACGATGTCGACGCCAGCCACCGGCGTGGTGAACGGAACGGTGACGGGTTGGTTCAGAGCCGCCTGCGAGATGTTGGAATCGACGGTGACGACGTCCTTGATGGGGACCATCTCGCGTGTGACGTCCTGAACGGAAGCGATGAGCGACGGGATCAGAGGGGTGAGCGTGTTCGCCATGATGAATTACTCCTGGGAGATGATGGCCTTGCCGGATGCGACATCGCTGATGAGTGCCACGTTCTTGGCGCCCACTGCAGCATCGTATTCAGCCTGCGTGATGATCCTGGCACCAGCCGGGACGTTGGAAGGGCCGCCGCCACCAGGGCCACGGGGTTGGGTGGAGGAGACTAGTTCGGGGCGTTCCTTGAGCCATTTCCCCACGTACTCGTCCACGGTACGCTCGGCACCGAAGGCGTCAACGAAGTAGGGCGAACCATCCTCGCGGAACTTGACCGAGGCCATGTGGATCCCGGCCAGGTCGTCGGGGCGCAGCGCCTTGCCCTTCGAGAGGGCATCCTTGATGGCCGCCTGGGCCTTCGAGGAACGAGCCGAGGTCTCGGCATCTGTGCGCAGCTTGCGCTCGTTCTCCAGTTCACCTTCGACCCGCTTGAGACGGGCCTCCAGCTCCGGATCAACCTTCCCCTTCGACTGGGTGGACTTGGACCGGTGAGCCTCCAGGGCTCCATCCAGGTCTTCCGTCGCGGGATCGATGCCCAGGTACTCGCCAAGGGACTTCGCCCGGGTGCGGTACTTGGCCGCCTCCCTGTTAAGCTCGGTCTCCCTGGCCTTCACCACGGCAACGAATTCGGAACCACCCTCCAGGCCATCCAGGGCCTTGAGGGCATCAGCGAAAGTCGGCATATCGGGTCTCCTTCATGCCCAGAAGATGGGGGCACGAAGGTCTCCGAAAATGTCCTGAATTACTTCGCCGGGAAGAGCATTCCGAAGAGGGCAGAGTCAGCCGCAGGGCTCATGCGGAACTGGATCCCACGATCTCCGTTGATCGGTTTCCGGTGGTCAGATCGTCCCTCGATGATCTTGCTTGGGACGCCATCAGGGAACGCCGAACACTTCCAGCCTTCACCTTCGAAGGCATGCTCACAGAAGTAACACATCGGTGGGTATTGACTGCTCATGGTGTCCCGTTCAGCTTGAAGATACGCCTCTTGAGCCCTTCTGCAAACTCTCTCGCCACTCCGGACCCAAATGCCTCTGCCCAGCCCTCAGCAATCCCTTCCGTGATGCCACCCTTCTCGGCATATCCGGAAACCGCCTGGGCCACTCCTCGCGCTCTCGCTTCGTTCCACAACTTGATGACCTCAGTATCCGAACGCAACCCAAGGAGCGCGTCAATCTGGTGCCCAAGTTCATGCGCCACGGTTCCTTCTACTCCCACGACCTTGCCTGCAGCAGACCACTTCCCTTGACCCGTGGAAAGCTCATCCATGGCAAGGGTCTTCTCGTAGGTCTTCCCGTAGAAATCGGCGTTGAAAGAAATGCCATGGAAGCCATTGTACCGCTTCACCCTCGAGTCCGCAGAGAAAGCCTTCGTGCGATTACTGATGTCGCCCCAGAAGGCCTTCCGGATCGAGGCCTCGGAGTAGTTCTCAGCCTTGCGAGCAGCCTTAGCCAGCTTGACGTGCTCCTGCGACGACCCAACGAACTGCAGGCCACTCCGAAGATCTGGGAACATGTCTAGATGCTCCTTGAGGACCTTGTTGATCCCGTTCGCCGCGTCGATGTGGAGCCCCTTGTAGCTCACGTGATCCGCCAGTTTGTTGTCCCGAGCCCATTGCTCAGCTTCTTTGATAGACTTCGCGGGGATGAACTCCACGACTTTTCGAACGGGGTGTGCAGCCTTCTCTTGAACCACCTTCGCCGCGCCGCTGGCCACGGGCGCCGCCACGCCAGGCACCAGCTGGAGATCCGGTTGCCACTTCTTCACGCCCATGACCACGGCACGAGCCCCCGGGGACATCCCGGATGACACCGCACCGTCATAGTGCCGAAGGTCACCCTTCCAGCTTGCCCCGCCCTTGAAGCCTTGCGCTCCCTTGATGGTCAGCAGTCGCTTGCGCTGACTCTCGGTCATGCCGTTCAACGCCGCCTTGCCGCCGGCCTCCACGTTGTCGCGCTCGGCAGGAACCATCCCCACGAAAACCTTGCTCTGCGGGCAGTGGCAGTGCGGGTGCGCCGGGTAACGGGGCCACTTGGCCTTCGGGTACACGCCGGGGCCCATGCCGTAAAGATCCGCCGTGTGGTTGAAGTCGCAGATGTCGAAGACCTTGTGCGAGGTGGAGAGGTTCCACTTGATGCCCACCACGTCGGGATCGTCCATGCACTGGGCATGGAAGCCCTGCCCCCAGGCGCGGGCCGCTTCGGTGCGCTGGATGCGGGAAGCGTGATATCGGGCCTTCTCCTCGGTGGCGGTCTGCACCAGGCGGTCGAGGCCCTTGGTCAGCCCCTTCTCGAGCCTGTCGGCCATCTGCCCGTAAGCGGCCCGGAGTGGCCCCGTGGCCAGGCGGTCGGCATAGGCCCGCAGGCGCTTGGCGTCCTGCTGGAGCTGGGCGAAATCCTCGGGCGTGAGCACCTTCCGGGCCTGGTCGGCAAGGTCCTGCAGGTCCTTCGGAAGTTCCGAGAGCTTGGCCTGCTTGATCGCCCCGCCGAAGCCGTAGCCGTCGTAGATCCGGCGCTGGGTGTCCCAGGTGCTGGCCTTGGCGTCCACGCCGTCCTTGATCGCCTTCACGATCTCGGCGCGCATGGCCTGGTCCGTGCCGTGCAGGCGCGTCGAGAGGGTCATCCCGCTGTCGTCCCACACGCTGGAAAGGGCTGTCGCCTTGAGCCCAGCGAAGGCCTCGGACGGAGCTGCCGAGACGGAAGGCCAGATGCCGTATCCCACGCACACGGACTGGACCACGGCGGTCGCCACGGTATCCCGGACGGCCTGCGCCATGCCCACCGCCTCCATCCCTGATCGAACCGCCTGCTCCGGGTCCTCCCCGTTCGCGACAGCAGCAGCCACGGCGCGGGCGACCTGGGCGGCCAGGCGCACCGTCCGGGCACTCTGTCCAGCCAAGAGCCGGTCCAGCTCCTTCCGCGCGGCGGCGTCATCCATCAGGCGGCGGAGTTCCCGTCAGCGGTGGTCTGGTCCTGCACCTGGCCGTCCTGCGAGGGAGGGGTATTCGTGGCATCGATTGCCGCCTGATCCAGGGCGTCCCGCAGCTCCTCCAGGCGTTCCTGGTCGTCTTCCAGCAGGATCGCCCCGATGCGCTCCAGGAGCCCGGCGCGCAAGGGCTCGGGCATCCCCTGGGCAAGCGTGGTGAAGGCGTCCATCAGGGGCTGGAGCATGGCCGACTCGTCCTGGAGGACGAAGTCCCGAGGGTAGCCCACCGAGTACTCCAGCGTCTCGTTCGTCCACCAGGACCACAGCGCAGCCACCTGCATCTCGGCCTTCTCCAACGTGGCGGCAAAGTCTCCCAGGGCAGTGTCCAGCGCCTCGCGATCGATGCGCAGCGCAACGCCCGACATCACCGTCTGGACCTGCTGCGGGCTAGTTGTCCCCGTCTGGTGGGTCAGCAGCGCCATGCGGTAGATCTCACGCACCAGGCGGTCGATCTGCTCCATCAGGAGCTTGGCGGGGCCGTCCGGGGGCGCGATGAATGCCGGGGCGTGCTTCCCCTCCCCATCGAAACCCAGGGCGTTGTTCACGCCGATGGTCAAACCCTCCAGGTTCTTGGCCGGGTAGAGCAGGATGGAGAAGGTCTGCGCACGGAACATCTCATCCAGCTCGCTGCAGAGGTTGAAGAGCCGGTGGCAGGCGCGGGCAATGGAGACGAACCCCGAGCGCGGAAGCTTGACGCCGCGCACCTTGGCCCCCGTGCAGATCTCGACCACAGGCGCGGTGGGGTACGCCTTGGGGAATTCTCCCGACTCCAGGGCCTCCCCCTTGTCGTTGGCCACGCTCCACCCCGAAGGCGTGAGGGTGCGGATCACAGGCCGATCCTCCCCTTCCCGGCTCTCCAGGTGGGAGATGGAGACCACGCGACCGAACCGGTCCCGCTTGAGGTCCACCACGTCCAGGGCCTCGACCCGGTAGATGTAGGGCTTGATCTTCAAGGCCTGGGCGCGGTTGGCCGGGGCGACCTCGGGCGCCGTGACCACTTGCCAGCACGCACCGTCCCGCTTGGCCGGCATGGCGGCCTCCCGCATCACCTGGGCAAGGGAAGAACCTGCGCCGTCGGCATCTTCCGCGAAGGCGGCCCACAGTTCCTCCGCGCTCGAGGATACCACCTTACGCTCGGCTTCACGCCGGAACAGCGGGGAAACGTGGGAGTCCACGACCGGGGCCATGTAGTTGAGGTAGTAGGCGACCTTGCGGCGGGCATTGTAGCTGTCCTCGTGCTCGCGCGGGTGCTTGACCAGGTAGGAGCCCACGCGGGTGTCCGCCTGGCCCTCGAGGGCGCCGTCCTGGGCGCCGAACTCGAAGCCACCGGTCCCGTAGTAGGAGTTGAAGAGCAATGGGAGGACGGTGGTTTCATTGGACATGGATTACCTCCGGATCTGCGCGGTGGTGGCTGCGGTCGGCTTGAACACGTTGAAGCACTCCCAGGCCGTCGAGCAGGCATCCACCTGGTCGTCGTGCTGGGTGCCGGGGAAGGACAGGAGCTCATCGAGGAAGGCGTCCGAGATGCCAGGCACCACGTGCACCATGCCTTGCTCGAACCGGGCCGCAAGCGGGAAGAAGCGCGTGAGCTTGTCGCGCCCTCCCGGCTTGATGCCGCGCACCGGAAGCGTCGTGGTCCGCAGGAGCTCCTGCACCGCAGCGGCCTGGTACTGGACCTGCTCGATTCCGACCACGGAAGGAGACCAGCGCGAGGCCTCGGCCTGGATCATCTCCATGGACTCCCGGAACCCCATGCGGGCCCGGCGCACCGAGAGGATCCACACCTCCCCCGTCTGGCGATGCCGCCCCAGGGTCGCGACCGCCGTCCAGTCGGCCGTCTCCTTGGTTGAGATGGCGAGGTCCACGCCCACGACGATTTCCAGCTGGGAAAGCGGCGGAGGCTGGGTGAAGCGCAGCTGAGAGCGCTTGACCAGACCACCCTCGAAGTCGACGAACTCGGCCAGGTACTCCTGCCGGAAGACCAGCTCAGGGAGCTCCAGACGTGCAGCCTCGATCTCGTCCGGGGATAGGTAGGGGTTCGTGACGCTGGGCATCCGCCACGACATCCATTCCCCCGAGTCCTGTTGCCCGCGGTCGAACAGCTCCCGAAAGAACGCTGCGCCGTCGTGCAGCGCCCTGGGCTTGGGTGTAGACGGGAACCAGGCGTCTCCCTGATAGTCCGAGAGGGTTGGGCGGATGGACTGCTCCCAAAGGGATCGCAGCTTGGGAACCATCGCCGCCTCATCGATCACGACCCTTCGGTATGCACGGGATCGGGCTGGATCCGGAATGTCGAGCGTCCAGAACTCCAGAACGCCGCCGGTGATGAGCTCCAGCCGTTTCTGCTGGCTGTCCCGCCGTCGAGTCACAGGCGCCAAAGCCCTCTCCACGCGGCTCCAGGTCTCGTCGAGGATCTTGTAAGTCGGAGCGAACCAACCAACCGGGAAGCCCTCCAGAGCGGGCTGGGCGAACTCCCAGGTGCAGAACGCCGTCTTGCCGAACCGGCGCCCCAGGCAGGGGAGGTTGAACCGCCTCCGCTCTGCATGGAGGATCTTCTGTCCATCATGCCAGACGGGAGGGCGAACCTTGATGCGGCGCTTACTGGCGACGGCCAACGACGTCCCCCCACTCGATCACAACCTCGTCACCCTCATCCTCGCGCTCCTCGAACATGCCCAGGTGGCGCCCCAAAAGCTCGAGGGCCTTGACCTTGTCGAAGCGCTTGAGCTTGATCGACCCTCCGTGCTGGGTGACCGTCTGGGAGACCTCCGCCACCTGCGCTGCCTCGTCGTCGGTCAGGGTCTCCGAGTTGATCAAGTCCACCCCATTGGGGCCCCAGGTCATCACCTTCCGAGGATCTCCGAAGGCGACTCGTGCGAGCTCCTGGAGGACTCGCTCCCGGGTGATCTGGGCCCCGAGTGCGCGGGTCTTGGTTGCCGAGGCGACAGCTTCCTGAACCTTCGCATACGTGAGCAGTCGGCTTGCAACCTGCGTGGCTGCCTTCGGGCTGTAGCCGGCTCTGATTGCAGCTTGCGTTGCGTTGAGATCGATCAGGTACTCCTGAACGAACCTCTTCTGCTTGGGAGAAAGACCGGCCGCGACCATGAGGAGAAGGTGCCGAGGCGGGCGTTTCGAGTGATGTCCTGAATTTTCGAGATTGGGACAGAATTCGGAGCGAAAGTTTCAGAACTCAATAGGGACGGTAGGGACAGCCAAACCAGAGCAAAAGTTTTGCGAAAACAGTTAGGGACAGCGGGACACACATGACCAAGCATTCATATCTGTCCCTATTGTCCCATATTGTCCCTATCTCGAAAAACGGCAGATAGGGACAGCTAAGTCCCGATGAAATAAGGGATCGCGCATGGTGTCCCTATTGTCCCTATTCTTTTCCTATGGCCTAGTACGTGTGCGCGCATACCTACGCGCGTACATGTGCACGCACACACATGAGAGAGAGAGGAAGTTGATAGGGACGTTGAGGACATAGGGACAGCAGCTCTCGAAGAACTCCCTTGCCATCCGAGCTTCGCGGAGAGAAATTCAAGAAAGAGCGCATTTCATGTAGTCGCAAAATTGCTTGCGCCTTGCGATTTTAGCGGCTACAATAAATATGAGGCTGGCGCCGGCCTCGCAAACCGCTGGAGGCATCCATGCCTGACGAGAAGCCGAAGAGGCCACGCGGCCGCCCTGCATTGGGGGACGCGAAGCTCAAACCCATTCCTGTTCGATTCGATTCCATCGACGGAGCTGCCCTGAAGGTGGCCGCAACGGAAGACGGGATCAGCGATGCGGAGTGGATCCGGCGAGTCGTCCACAAGGCGCTGGGTGCCAGAACCCCATTGCAAGGCGACCCCATATGCTCTTCGATGATTCCCTCCTCCTCACCGACTACCGATCCTACCAAGAAGCTTCAGGACTCCAAGCCTGTTCGATCTACCAAGCCCAAGTGACCCTGCGCCGGGCATCCACCTGGCTGATCAACAAGCGCAAGACAACGCTTTCCAGCGCAACCCACATGGACCTGACCGACTACATGGCGTCGCGCATGCGAGAGCTGAAGGGATCGACAGCACGAAACCAATGGGGCGTCCTTGCTGCCATGTACCGCTGGCGCGAGCGCATAACCAATGGGCAGAGCCCCAACCCCATGGATCGCGTGCCACGGCCCAAGGCAAGCAGCACCCTACCCCGTGCCGTTAGCCCCCAGGACATCCGCCGCATCATTGAGAGCCCCTGCGAGTGGACCTGGCAAGGAGCGCGCGACCGCGCCTTCCTGCAGCTGCTCTACGAATCCGGCATGCGAGTTGGCGAGCTGGCCGCCGTGCAGGTGCAGGACATCGCCCTCCTGGAGCGCGAGATCACCCTCCGGCACACGAAGACCCGTCGTGAGCGCATCGCCCTCTACGGCGCCCAGGGCGCCCTCTGGCTGTCCAGGTGGCTCGAGAGGCGCGAGGAGGTCGCTCAGAGCGGCTCTGGGCCCTTGTGGGTGTGCAAGGACGGGCACAGCATGGGCGCCGCCTCCTGGAGCCGCCATATCGCCCGCCTGGGCAAGGAGTGCGGCGCCAAAGGCAAGGTGACCGCCCACGTCTTGCGCCACAGCTTCGCGACCCATCTGCTCGAGGCTGGCGCGGACCTCAGGACCTTGCAGGAGCTCCTTGGCCATGCCTCGATCCAGATGACCCAGCGCTACACCGCGGTGGTCCCCGCCCGGAAGCGCGAGATCCGGGACCTTCTTCCGACTCTCTGACCGAAAAATGAAAGCCCCCTCCGGATTGCACGCCGGGAGGGGGCTTGACTGACGCTTGGACCCGTCAGGTGTCGGAACGGGCCGACGGGGAAAAAGATGCTCCCTTGCGAAAACTCTTGGCTGTCCGTAAATTGTTTTTCAGCACGCCAGAGTCGAAATGCTCGCTAGGCTGATGCCGCAATCCTAATCAAATTGCGGGCAGTCAAGCGAGCCAAGGAGCAAAAACTTGGACCTAAGACACGAAAAGCCACGCAACTCTACCCCTGAAGTAGACCGGCAGACCGAAAAGGCTGCCAACAAGGCCGCGGACCTCCTTCGCAAAGGACTCTCCTTCACCTTCGCCGTTTCCTTCGCGGCCGACTACTACCGGGTGAGCTTCTCGGCAATTTCTGCCGAACTCTCCCGCAGGTCCCAGGCTCGCCGAGCCATGAGGGCCGCATGAGCACGCTTGAGCAGCTGTCGTTATTTGACGGCATCCGCCGCCGCGGCAGAAAGACCGAAAAGCCGCTCGGCTGCCCGACCAGCATCTGGGCCACCATCCAGAAGCGCCAGCAGCGTGGCAAGCCCGGGTGGACGGAGCACGACATCCTCGAGCTTGTCCGCAAGCACGCGAACGAGCCGATCGGGAAGGTACGCAAGCGCAAGCCCGAGCCCGAGCCCCCGCCGCAGATCGTGATCGCCCTGGTCGAGACCATCGCATACCCCAAGGGGACCTGCTCCCCCATGACTGAACGCATGATCCAGGAGGGGAAGATCCCCGGCATCACCTGGGACCCCGATCGCGGAGGCGTCCGCAAAGCCCATGTACGGAGACTCGCGTGATCCTTCCCCCCCTTGCGCTGGCTCCCATGCCTGTCGAGCTGGCGATCCCTGTCGCATATGCCGACCACGTCAAGGTCACCGACTACACGTCGACCCGCACCGTGGCATGGGGGAGCATCGTCAACTCCGCCCACGGCACCTACCCCTCCAAGGACGCGGCACCACTGTGGAGCCCCGTATCCCTGCTGGAAGGCCACACCGCCCGGAAAGCATCCTCCATCGCATCCTTGCATGCCCTGGTCGTGGATATCGATCACGGTGCCGCCTGGGATGACGTCCTATGCGGGTTGCCCGATCTCACCTGGTGGGCCTACACGACCCACAGCCACACGGACCTCGAGCACCGTTTCCGCATCGTCCTTCCTCTGGCTCGGCCGGTGCCGGCAGCCCAGTGGAAAGCCGCGTGGCTCGCCGGCATGCAGGGCCTGGGAATCGAGAAGTTCGACAAGGCCTGCAACGACCCCTGCCGCATCTACTACATGCCCAGCCACGCGCCCGAGGCCCCATGGGAGATGCTGTCGCAGGACGGCGCCCTCCTGGACCTGCTCGGCCTGCTGGAGTCCCTCCCTGCCCCGGTGGCGCCCACCAGCACCCCGACGGCGCCCCGCGGCCCAAGGCCAGCCGGCAAGGGCGACTACAAGACCCTGGACCTCGAGGCCTGGGCGGCATCGAACGGAGCCAAGCCCGTCCGCGAACAGGGCGGCGAGGGCAAGATCTGGATCGAGTGCCCCTGGAAGTCCGAGCACACCGGCGGCCTGCAGGGCCCCAAGGACACCTACCTGCTCGACAAGGGCGATGGCTGGCCGATCTTCCGTTGCGCGCACTCCCACTGCCGGGACCGCGGCACGCACGCAATCCTTGAACGCTGGACCAATGCCGACGAGCACTGCGCTCGCGAGTACGCCCCGCCGGCACGCCTGAAGGCCCCGGCATCCGCCCCGATCGAAGATGACCAGGAAGAAGACGAGATCGATTGGCCGGTGCGCACCATCGTGAAGTCGACCGGCGAAGTCAAGGTCCCTGGATGCGAGGCGAACGCTCGCGAGTGGATGACCCACACCCATGCGGGGAAGATCGCCTACAACGAACTGACCGGGGAGCTGGAGCTCTCCGGAGAACCCGTGACAGATTCTGTCACGAGCCAGCTGCTGATCCGCCTGCAGACCCTGACCCAGTCCGTCTTCCAGCTTCGCCACATCGAGGGAGCGATCCGCGCCCTGGTCGAAGATCCCCGCACCCGCAGGTATCACCCTGTCCGGGAGTACCTGGAAAGCCTGCCTCCGCACGACGAGTCCATGCCGGTGATCTCCGAGCTGATCGGGACCGGCGTGATCGAGCTCCAACCCGAGGCGGACGTGGACCTGTGCCAGGAGTTCCTGCTTCGCTTCTTCGTGGGCGCCGTCGCACGCCAGTTCGAGCCCGGCTGCAAGCACGACTGCGCCCTGATCTTCCAGGGTCCCCAGGGCCTGGGAAAGTCGACCTTCTTCCGGGCCATTGTCCCGCAGGAGCGCTGGTTCAGCGACTCCATGGGGGACCTCGAGGAGAAGGACTCGCGCCTGGTCCTTTCCCGCGCTTGGATCTTCGAATGGTCCGAGCTCGAGAGCGTGCGCCGCTCGAACATGGGCGCCGTGAAGGCCTTCCTCTCGGCTCAGGACGACGACGTCCGCGCGCCCTACGCCAGGCAGTCGGTGTACCGCCGGCGCACGTGCGTGATCGTGGGTTCCACCAACGAAGACCAGTTCATCGTGGACCCGACCGGCGGCCGGCGCTTCTGGGTCGTGCCGGTGCTCTCGATCGATCGCGTCGAAGTCAAGCGCTACCGAGACAAGCTCTGGGCGGAGGCCGTTCACATCTACCGCACCCAGTGGGCGGACATCGAGCTCGCGCGCCGGCCGGTGCTGCCGCCCTGGGCGCTCAGCGCCGAAGCCGAGATGGCCCAGCGCCGGGACAACGAGTCCCGCACGGCCCTCGACCCCTGGGAAAGCGCCATCGCGTCCTGGCTCCCCACGAACCGCCGCCTGGTCAACCAGGGGAACGACGGAGCGGAGACCACTGTCGAGGAAATCCTCTCCAAGTGCCTGGACATCCCAAAGGCCTCGCACGGCCGCTCCCACCAGATCCGCGTCGGGCAGATCCTGCTCCAGCTGGGCTGGAAGCGCACTCGCCTGCGTGAGCAAGGGGAACGCCGGTACGTGTACCGCCTCGACCCTCAATCGACCGAAGCAACGGCGCCCGAAGCGCCCGAGCTGCGCTTCTGAATCGCCACCACACCACCACCGAAGGAGAAACCATGGAAACGAACACTACCAACGCACTGCAGCTCGTCGACGAGCGAGTGCTCGCCCAGCTGGGGGCCATGTCCCCTGTGATCGTGGTCGAGCAGGTCAAGCTCGTCCAGGCCGTGATGGCCGGCGTCATGCGCAAGGACGAGCACTACGGCATGATCCCCGGCACCAAGAAGAACTGCCTCTACAAGAGCGGAGCCGAGAAGCTCTGCATGACCTTCCAGCTCAAGGCCGAGTTCGACGTGGACGAGCGCCAGCTGGACAATGGCCATCGCGAGTACGTGGTGACCTGCCACCTGTCCAACCGGAATGGGGACCGCGTCGCCACCGGTGTCGGATCCTGCTCCACTCTCGAGTCGAAGTACCGCTACCGTGGGAACGAGCTGGTCGCGACCGGAGAAGCCGTCCCCAAGACCTACTGGGACCTGCGCAAGAGCAATCCCAAGAAGGCACAGGAACTGATTGGCGAGGGTCGCACGACCAAGAAGGACGAAGCCGGAAACTGGATGATCTTCGAGCGCGGGGAGAAGCAGGAGAACCCCGACATCGCAGACGTCTGGAACACCGTTCTGAAGATGGCCAAGAAGCGCGCCCACGTCGACGCCACGATCACGGCCACGGCGGCTAGCGACATCTTCACCCAGGACGTGGAGGACCTTCCCCAGTACGCAGCCGACTACAGCGACGTGCCCGGCTACGTCCCGCAGGTTCAGCAGGACGCTCCGCCGGCGCGCACGCCCGTCGCAAAGCCTACTTCGGCTCCTGCCGCCCACGCTGCCCCAGCACCGCAAAGCGCTCCCATCGAGGGCCAGTACACGATGGTTTCCCCGGATGCCCCGACCCGCCTTGACGGCTACGCCGAGCAGGACGGAGACATCCCGGACAGCGCCTTCCAAGCTCCAGAAACCTTCGAGCCTCCTACCGACGAACCCTCCATGAAGCGTCTCTTCGCCGGCTGGAAGTTGAAGGTCCACCAGATCGATCCGCAGGAAGCGAAGAACTGGGCGGCCGACATGAATGGAGCTCCGAACGCAGCAGCTCGCCGCAGCATCCTCGTGAAGATGCACGCAGACCTCACCGCACGGGGGATCATCTAATGAACGCACCGACCATCATCCACGACGCCTTTGGCCTTTCCAAGGCCGAGCGCTGGCTCTCCTGCCCCGGATCCGTGAACCGGTCCCGCGGCATCCCCGACGCCCCCGGCGATGCGGCCCAGCGTGGCAGCCGGATCCATGACCTCTGCCAGCTGATCGCAGACAAGAAGGAGCCGCCTCCCGAGGCCGATGGCGAAGAGCTCGCCCTGGCCATCGCCCTGGTCCGCCACGGCGAGGCGCTTGCCTCCCACTACGGCGCCACGAGCGACACCCCCAGCGCCACGGAGATCCCCCAGGACGTTTCCTGCTTGGGCATCGAACGGGATGGCCACATCGACCGCCTGTGGATCCTCGAGGACAAGGTCATCGTGCTCGACTACAAGACGGGCAAGGTCCAGGTGAACGCTGAGCAGAACCCCCAGCTGGCCGGCTATGCGGTTGCCGCGGCCGAGGAGTGCGGAGTCTCCAGCGCTGTCTGCATCATCGTTCAGCCGGACATGGACGACGGCGCGATCCACGGCAGCGCCTGGGAAATGGACGAAGACGAGCTTTCCGCCTGGAAGGCACTCCTCCGAACTGGCAAGCGGATCGCGGAGAAGTCCACCGCCCTGGTGCCCGGGTCCCACTGCCGCTACTGCCCTGCCGCGCCCGAGTGTGAGGCCCGCGCCGGCATCATGCACCAGGTCTTGTCGACGGCGCAAGCCGACATCTACACCCTCCTCGAGGGCATGGACGACCTGCAGCGCGGCGACCTGATCGCCCGTCTGACTGAGGGCATCGCATGGGCCACCGCCCTGCTCGATGCAACGAAGGAGCACCTGCAGGTGACCGGACTCCAGGCCACCGGCTACAAGTGGAAGAAGGGCGCCTCGACCCGCATCTGGTCCGATCCCGTCCTTGCCGAGCGCACCCTGCTGGCCTATGCGGCCACGGCCGGAATCCCCGACGAGTCGATCCGCGAGGTGAAGCTCAAGAGCCCCGCTGCTCTGGAGAAGGAGAAGCAGGTCCCGACCGAGATCTTCGCAGAACTGATCGGAACCAAAGAGAACCGCCCCAGCCTGGTGGCGGACAAGTCGAAGAAGAAGGGAGAGGCCTTATGCTGAACAAGGTCATGCTCATCGGCAACCTGGGCAAGGACCCTGAGGTCCGCACGACACCACAGGGCGCCACCGTCGCCAACTTCTCGGTGGCCTGCACCGAGCGCTGGAAGGATCAGTCCGGCCAGCGCCAGGAGCGCACCGAGTGGGTGAATGTCGTCCTGTGGAGGCAGACGGCCGAGATCGCCCAGCGCTTCCTACGCAAGGGCTCCAAGGTCTACATCGAGGGCAAGCTCCAGACCCGTTCTTGGGACGACACGGCCACCGGCCAGAAGCGCTACGTCACCGAGGTGATCGGCGACCAGCTGGTGCTGCTAGACCGCAAAGAGCAGGGAAGCGCCCCAGCCCAGGACGACGTCTGGTGATGCGGGAGCTGCGCTGGAAGGATCGGAACTCCGCCGCGGTGCACCTGCTGGCCCTGGCCGACTTCCAGGGCATCCCGCAGAGCGCTCTGCTCCACGAAGACGAAACCCTGAAGACCCCCTCCGAGCTTCTGGCCGAGGGGGTCCTCCCCGAGAAGGTGTGGAGGCCCTATGCCCGCTGAACGCAACGTGACCCAGCTGAAGCGCTACGGCTTCACCGACCAGGAGATCGCCAAGAAAGCCCCTCGCCGGAAGCGGGCCACCCGCACCGCCGCCGGCGTGCTCACCGAGTACGAAGAGCAGAAAGCCCTGATGGCCGCCGCGCGGGGCCCGTGGGGCAAGGCCCTAGGGATCGATCGCAAGCTCGTGCACGTGCCGAACTCGGGCCATGGCAAGAACCTGGGACAGGCCGCCATGCTCAAGGCCACAGGCCTGCGCACTGGGTACCCCGACCTGATCCTTGACAAGGCCCGGGGCGGGTACCACGGCCTGCGCATCGAGATGAAGACCTTGAAGGGCGGCACCGTGTCCCCGGAGCAGCGCGCGTGGATCGACTACCTGCGCGCCGAAGGGTACTGCGCGGAGGTCTGCCGCGGGCGCGACGAGGCAATGGCCGTGATCACCTCCTACATGCTCGGGAACCTGGTGCGAGGCGAAGCGTGAACCGGGGCTGGTTCTGGCTCGGGTGGATCGCCGCCTACGTCGCGCTCTGGGCCCTGTTCGCCTGGTGGCCGCACCCGCATGCGCCGTGAGCTCCGCCCCGACCTGATCGTCTGGAGCCCTGACAAGCCCGAAGACCTGCCACGCCGCTGGAAGTGTTGGCAGGAACGGAGGGACCCATGGGGGACCAGCTTCGGCTCGGTCCCCGGCACCACAAGCACCTGGAACGTGAAGCCCACCGACACGGAGCTGCTGCGGCTCCCGAAAGTAAAAGACCACCGCTGGGTCGTCGGCCCAGTCTGAAGGAGAAGACGATGAAGAATCGCACGCTGGACGAGCTGTCCACCTACCACAAGACGATCACCGCACGCCGCAAGGTCACGCTCGGGCGCCGTCGCTGGGCCCGCCTGGTCATGCTGAGGAACGCCGTTTCCTCCCGGCTGATTGGCGCAGCAAGGAGCGCATCATGCTGAGGGTGAAGAAGTTCAGCTGGAACGCGAACGACAAGGAAGCCAAGATCACCTACTCGATCGAGCGTGATGGCAGTTCCGAGAAGCACCAGATGGAATGCCCGGACAAGCCCATGCCCGAGCTCCTCGCCGCGCTCCAGGGTCTCGAGTACGATGCGCTGAAGGAGCTCGAAGTCGTCCGAGTGGGTGACCGATCCTTGTACGAGGCCATGGACCTTGCGCTGCACGAAGGTCGCTCGGAGGAGTTCCGGGAGGAACTGAGCAAGAACGGAGCATCCGAAGCCATTGCCGTGGTTCGCTCGGTCTCCTTCTCCTGGGGCTGCGACATCATGGGCGCCTCCATCTGCCTGCTGATCGAGATGCGAAACTCCGACGCTCCCTTGGTCGTGAACACGCCGCACAAGCCGACCCAGCAGTACAGCGAGGGCGGCCAAGCTCACCTGCTCCCGGAGAAGCTGGCCAACAAGCTCGAAGTGCTTCACCTCCTGATCGAGCGCTACATCGATGGCGAGCGGGAGCGCAAGCAGACCGACCTCTTCGACGA